GCTCAGACACGTTTCGATAATTTTCGGAATCCTCTGTTTAAAGCCGTGGCTCTAAAGGTTGGATCCTACTTATCTATTGTTATAAGTTGCATGATCCGTAAAGGCTAAGGAGAAAATTAAAATAACTCCTAAACCCCCATCGAAAGATGGAGATCAAGCAATCAGGCTTAGTAATTAAAATTTATATATCCAATAATAAATCCGACAAGGATCTTATTATACCGCTGTATTGAGAGAAAACTAATCATATATATTTTACGTATATGTTAGAAAAAGCAAAATACCCGACCCGAGGGTTTGTCACGTTATATAATAAGATGTTCTTTAAAGACCATCCTTATTGTTAAGGTGAAGCACCGCTGTAGATTAAGAAATTAATCTACCCTACCCGAAGGCTTGTCGCGTTATACTTGCCTAATCTCCAATAAAGACTACCATCCTCTTCTCTTAAATTCAGAATCCCAATTTGATAATTCAAATCAAGTGAATTGTGGAAAGGGTTTATCAGACCCGAGGAATCCGTCTTTTGCACCATGGAAATAATTATAATCATTAAACTGCTTATCAATAGGTGGCGTGACCACCGTGCATCATTACCTGATTACAATCCAAGACTCTTTAGTCCTAATGTATTATCTAGTAAACCATATCCCTAACTTTTATTGGCCAACATCACTTCTTTAAATAATTATCTTTAAAGAAAGAGAGGTTGAAAAATTCAAATTAGAGAATCAGGTCCTCTGCCGTTATATTATAATAACCCCAGTCGTGAACTGGACGCATCAAAGATTACTGATTTTTAGGGTCCTAGATCTTACGCACCGCTGTACTGAGAAATAACATCTAATTATATTTTAGGTAATTAGAAGAACAAACACAGTACCCAACCCGAAGGTCTATCACGTTATACGTAAGATTGTATACCACACATTAGAAATAATGTCTACTATTATTGTTTTAGAGACACCATTGACTTAGTTGATCGAGCAAATTTTGAATATTTAACTCAATTTTTGACCATTCGACTCAAAGTAATTTTGGCCATCTGATCTTGACGATGGAAGATATCCCTTTGGATCATAAGAGAACCAATTTCTGATTCTAACTCATTGAGTTCCACTCATAATAATGATAAATCGAGTGGCTTATCTGCCTTAATTAGACCTCTATCTGAGGCTTCTTGAGGATCTTCAATAATCAATTTCAGGTCCCTAATCTTGATAATAGTATCTAAGAACGGTTCTCGATATACCAATTCCTTGATCATATCGAAAACATGTTGTAACTTGTCAGGTCCAGGATTTTCAACGTACTTTCCACCAATAGATTGGTTGGAAAAACGAATTAAATCTCGTTCCCAAATCAAATTACTTTCCCTAAAATGGGGAAACTTAGATAATCTATCACCCGAGTGAGGGATGATACCATATCACTCCCTATCTCGCTTTACAGTCACAAAGGACCATAAAGGTCTCGCCTTTTCTTCTAACATTATAAGACGAGAAAGTAGAGCATCACGCTCATCTTTCAACAGGGCACGAAGAGCCAAAAGTTCTTTACCCTCTGTTCAATTATACTTAGAACCTAAACCGGTTTTAAGTGATAATCAATCAGGGATAGATCAACGTTTGACACCATAAGGTGAATAGAACATAACAATTCTATCTCTAGCCCGTCTTCCCATTTTATAAAGAAGAGAGCCAAGGTTTCCTTTAACCTTGTAACCAAAAGAGAACAGATCAAGGAATGACACCAAACTCAATTTGTACTTACGTGCAAATTCGAGTGAGGCTGGGATCATTTGTTTCGCAACCCAATATTCAGTTATTGGGATTGCAGAAACATCCGTACCCTTATAAAAAGTACGTTTAATGAACTCCAATGCCGTTCCTTTTTCCGAAATTAGACTTTTATGAAGTCCAATTTTAACTCCAATTAAATTACAAAGTTTAACATACTCCTTGGCTACTGTAGTGTTTGATATAACAATATCATCCCCTACAATGGCATAAGCATCAAATCATCCATAATATCCATTTATGGTAAATGGTTGAAGTTTTGACCTAATAAATGCTCATTGGACAATAAAATGATGTAATAAACCCATACTATGGAAGCTAGATTTAGCCCCCATAGGTTGGCCAACAGAATAATTAACTGTTGTGTTAAGATTATAATCCTGGTTTTTAACCCGATATGATCTTCCAACGAGGATATCACGTCACAAATCGGCCAATGTATCTCCAATAAGGTATCTTAAAATGATAACCTGTAAAGAAATAGGTAATCTATCTGTTGCTGATTTTAAATCATAACAGTAGAAGGGACCTTTTGGGTACCTTTTTAATAACCTATTTAATGGAGATAGCTGAGATTTGGTTCCATCTTGAGGAATCTTCTCTAAGAGTGAAGCCTGGAGAGACATCAATGGATCTAATAACCATTGTGTCCAACAGTCCACCATAGCGAAGACCCTAACCTTACCTGCCGCTTCTTCAACAAACCCTAAGGAGCCAATATGTTTCTTCTTTCCAATAGTTGAAAAGTCGAAATCCATATCGTCAACCAAAGAGTTAATTGTAGATATACGGTTAACTACCCAGTTTGAACCCGTCAATTGACATCACTGTCTAATTGATTCTCAAATTGGTGATTTAACAAGAAGTTTTGCACTTCTAATAATACCAATTGGAGAAGTAGATAGGATGGTTGGTGCAAAATGCACACCACCTACTGCCGGAGTTGCTGAAGAGATCAAGAAAGGTTTGGCTTTAAGATTTAGCCATCGTATAGGACGGGATAATCCGATAAGGTGTTCTAATGATTTAAAAATCAAAGGAACCACCTCCTCAAATTCCGTTAACGTCTCCTGTGACATTGATCCAGGATCGGTAATAGAACTTAAGTCCGGTTTACCTTTAAACTCTAAAACCCTGAAAAGGGAAAAGAGGGTAAGTCATAATTTAATAACTGACTTATCACCGTTCCGTATACGCTCTCGGTGTAAACTAGGGATTAACCTTGGTAAACCACCTCGAGATCGCGCAACACCACATCCAAGAGGAAAACTATCTCTTGCTTTGTGTCCCCCAATTGATTGTTGGGTTAAAACAAAACATGCCTTCAAATAAATAACCAGAAGTCTAGGACCTCCAGTTTTTATAAGATTATGGCAAAAACGAAGATATACAATGATAATTTTAACTAAGCTTTGGTTCAACTTATAACCACCCAAGGTTGATACCTTTAATAAGATATTAACCATTGGGCGACCCATATTTCTATGGATCATACCATTAACATTTTTAAGTGTGTTAAGGAGTCTGGCGTACAGTTTGGAACTTTTCTTTAAGATGTTATTATTTGACATTTTATTGTTAAAATCCTTTACTGTCCACCTTATAGACTATAAAAGCATCTCGTGGCCACATGGGCAAGAGCAATAGCTCACCCCAGATGTTGACTTAGTAATTTCCATACTAACTTCCACATATAGCTTTTAAGCCTATAATTAGGATTACCTTCTTTGGAAAAGAAGGC